GTTCCAGAAAATCCAATTCGTTCTGTTGATGCAACCACTGCAGTAAAAAAAGATCAAAATTATTTTAAAGATTTTTTAACAAAAGAAAATAAAAACGAATACATGTCTCCACAAAATCTTGCTAATGCATTAGATTTTTATTTTAAAAACAAAGGCGAACGAGATAATTTTATTCAAGTGTTAAATCAACTAAAGGTAAAAAATAAAGAGGTGTCTGGTAAAACGTATAGGGCATATAAATTATCTGACGTTGTTAATAAACTAACAGAAAAAAATAAAAAAAAAAATGTAGCAGGGGACGTATTATCTAAAACAAACAGAAAACTAGCTGAAAATAAACTTGATCCAGTTCTTTACAGAAAAGTATTAAATACTATAAAAGCCAGGGTTAACACAAATATAGCTGATCTGAAATATAAATCTAGCAAACCAAATTATGCAGTAGATGATATAGGACACCCTATTTCAATAAAAGAAACAAATGAATTTCCAAAGTTGTTTAAAAATTCAGATGTTAACAAAATAAATTCTCTTGTTTATGAAGATCCTTTAATTAACCAGGAGGTTAAAAAAGTCACCGGCTATGAGACTAAACATATTAAATGGTTTAAGGAATTAAATGATATGGTGGGTAAAGAAATAACCAAAGATCAAAGAACTCGATTAGAAGACATTCAACAAGAAATGGAAGATAATTATTTAGAGTTGTTAAAGAATATTGGTAAATTTGATAATTTAAAAGCTATCCTTAAAAAAGCAAGACCAGATTTAAATATTTCTGATTCATATATAAAATATCTTACGAACCAAGTTGATCGTCAAAGTAAAATAGATATTAAGATTCCTAACATTGGAGAAAAATTTAAATCAGAAGATATTTTTGTAGACATGAGCAATGTAGATGAAAGATATATAATTGGGCATATAAATAAAATTAATCCTACAGCTAAAGTTTTTAACGATTTATCTAAGGAAGAAAAAGGGATTTATGAAGCCAATGTATTGGCTCAAAACGGGGAGATATTGGCAGATTATTATAGAAAAATTGGTCTTTCGGAAAATGAGATTAAAGACATGAAAGATGATTTTTATTATCCCGTGAGAGAATATAGAATAAGAAAAGCCATGGGTGGACCAGTATATGGATTTTATGCAGACCAAATCAAAAACCTTAAAATACCCTAAGACCTGGCTCCTGGCGCCTGAAGCAGGACCCCTGTCACAAGGGTTGAAAATTAAATATAATACTGTTAAAACAGTAGCGGAGAAAATAAATGACAGACAAAATAGACAAGTCCTTGACGCAAAGTCCAAGGGGTAGTGTTACAATTCCAGGACAAGAAGAGTTACAAGAAGCAGCACAAGAAGTTTCAGTAGAAGAGCAACAGGCATCAGGACCCATAGAAACAGTAGAAAATGAAGATGGATCAGTTGATATAGATTTTGATCCACAGGCGGCCGGTCCAGAAGGCAGCGAAGAGCATTATGCAAACTTAGCAGAATTTTTACCAGACGATGTTCTTGAACCTTTAGGTTCAGACCTTTCCCAAAAATATATGGACTACCAAATGGGTAGAAAAGAATGGGAAAAAGCTTACACCACAGGATTAGATTTATTAGGATTTAAATATGATATGCGAACTGAACCCTTTCAAGGAGCTTCAGGTGCAACTCACCCAGTTTTAGCGGAAGCTGTTACACAGTTTCAGGCTTTAGCTTATAAAGAATTATTACCAGCGGATGGTCCAGTTAGAACTCAAGTTCTTGGTGCACCTAATCCAGAGAAACAAAAGCAGGCGCAACGTGTAAAAGATTTTATGAATTATGAGCTCATGGAGGTCATGAAAGACTATGAGCCAGACTTTGATCAAATGCTATTTTATTTACCATTAGCAGGGTCAGCTTTTAAAAAAGTTTATTATGATGAACTTGAAGGAGCAGCAACATCAAAGTTTGTACCTGCGGATGATTTGATTGTTCCCTATACGGCTACCTCATTAGACGATGCGGAAGCAATCATCCATCGGGTAAAAATTTCAAAAAACGATTTAAGAAAACAACAAGTAGCAGGTTTTTATAGAGACATAGAATTAGGAAATCCTTCTGATAATGAAGCAGATGTTAAGAAAAAAGAAAGAGAGTTAGAGGGTCAAACAAAAACTAAAGATGATGATGTTTATACTATATTAGAATGTCATGTTAATTTAGACCTTGAGGGTTTTGAAGACAAAGATCAAGAAGGTGAACCTTCTGAAATTAAAATTCCTTATATTGTAACTCTTGAAGAAGCATCAAGAAAAGTTTTATCCATTAAAAGAAATTACGAAATTGGAGATCTGAAAAAAAATAAAATAGATTACTTTGTTCATTTCAAATTTTTACCTGGACTTGGTTTTTATGGTTTCGGTCTCATTCATATGATTGGTGGTCTATCTAGAACTGCAACTGCAGCTCTTCGTCAATTATTGGATGCGGGTACGCTCTCCAACCTACCTGCCGGATTCAAAATGCGTGGCATTAGAATTAGAGATGATGCGCAATCAATTCAACCTGGTGAGTTTAGAGATGTAGATGCTCCTGGTGGTAATTTAAAAGATTCATTTATGATGTTGCCATTTAAAGAACCATCTGCAACTTTATTAAACTTAATGGGTATTGTTGTACAAGCAGGTCAAAGATTTGCATCAATTGCAGATTTACAAGTTGGTGATGGTAATCAACAGGCAGCTGTTGGTACAACTGTTGCTCTTCTTGAAAGAGGCAGTAGAACAATGTCAGCTATTCATAAAAGAATTTATGCTGCACTAAAAAGTGAATTTAAATTATTAGCAAGAGTATTCAAATTATATTTACCACCGGAATATCCGTACGACATAGTTGGGGGTCAAAGAACTATCAAACAAACAGACTTTGATGATCGGGTAGATATAATGCCAGTTGCCGACCCTAACATTTTCTCTCAAACTCAGCGAATTTCTCTCGCACAAACTGAGTTGCAACTGGCAACATCTAATCCAGAAATGCATAATTTGTATCAGGCGTACAGAAATATGTATGAGGCATTAGGAGTAAAAGATATTGACACATTATTAAATAAACCTGAGCAACCTGCACCTATAGATCCTGCATTAGAAAATATTATGGCATTAGGTGGAAAAAATTTTCAAGCTTTCCCTGGCCAAGATCATAGAGCACATATAACTTCACACTTAAATTTTATGGCTACTAATATTGCTAGGAATAATCCAATGGTTATGGGAGCTATTGAAAAAAATATTTTTGAACATATTAGTTTAATGGCTCAAGAACACATTGAATTAGAATTTCCTCGGGAATTACAACAGATTGCACAGATGACTCAGATGGCTCAACAAAATCCGAACCCACAAGCGCAACAACAAGTACAACAACAAGTACAACAAGTGTCTCAAAAGATTGAAGCAAGAAAATCTGTGTTGATTGCAGGCATGATGGAAGAATTTTTGAAGGAAGAAAAAGAAATTACTTCTCAATTTGATAACGATCCAATTGCTCAATTAAGAGCTAGAGAATTGGACATTAAAGCAATGGATAATGAACGTAGAAAAACTCAAGATCAAGAGAAAATCAACTTAGATCGTATGAAAACAATGATGAATCAACGTACTCAAGAAGAAAAACTAGAGCAAAATGAAGATTTAGCTAAATTAAGAGCTGATACGTCTATTGAAAAAACTATTTTAAGTAAAACTTTACCGAGTACGGATAAAATGATACCTAGTGTTGATATTGAAAGATATCGAGGCAAAAATAGATGATTTTAAGCGTCAAAAAAGCTAAAAAACCTGGAAAGCTTGGACAAAGAGCAGAATTTGTTATAACATTGAAGAAATTACTAAAAAATAAGGAGGCCTAATGGCAGATAATAGTAAAGAACCATTCTATAAAGGAATTAATCATAAACAATTCGTCAATAAGGATGGATATCCTAAAGGCGGTGTCCCGGTTAAGATTCCTGAAGAAATACCAACAGTTAATAAAGTTGGTGGTCAACGTAGAATGTTGAAGAAAAAAAAATCAGACGTTCAGTGGTGGTAATATGTGGTTTGGAGCACTTAAGCTCGGCTTAAACGCAGCGAGTCACATTTATAAAAAACGCCAAGAGACAAAAATGGCTATGGCTGATGCACAGCACATGCATGCATCTAAGATGGCCCGCGGT